AAGATTTAATTAAAGAGCTTTCTGATAAAAAGCTAGAAATAAATGAAAAATTCCAAGGAGAACAGAGATTAATTGATTATCTAGAAGAAAACGAAAAGCTTTCAGATTTCCTGTATCAAGATTTCAAAAATTTGACTAATGCGCTTTAAGACTTTATTTGGAGCAACCAGAACTGTTAAAAAAGCTAAGAATTATTTAATTAACTGGGATGGCCCAAGTCGAAGTAAAATACAATACAAGACCAAGCAGTTTCTAAAAGAATATTGGAGCAATCATATTGTATTTGAAGAATTTCCGGTTGCAGGCACAAAACTCTCCTTAGATTTTTATAATGCAAATAAAAGGGTCGCAGTTGAGGTGCAAGGAAAACAGCATACAAAATATGTTCCCTTCTTTCATGGAAAGAATAAGATTAATTACATCAATCAATTAAAAAGAGATCAAGATAAACTTAAATTTTGCGAATTAAACGACATTCAGTTAATTGAAATATACGAAGAAGATAAATTAAATGAAAAACTATTCGAAAACTTTGGAGTTAATCTTTAATGTGTGTAATATAATTTATGAACGAAGATAACATCGACCCAGAAAATCTGGAAAGATTCAATTTGCCTGAAAATATTATTAGCCAACTATTTGAATTTACGGGTTCCACAGGAGGAGATAGTGGATTTATATTAGCATTCGTGAATCAAGACGGACTTCCATCAATTATAACAAAAGCTAATTCTCCAATAATAGAAATGGGATTAAGGCAAGCCCTAGAACAATACCTAGAACAAGTCGCCACCCAAGAAATGCATTTAGATTCTCTAAATGATTTTGGCGACGAAGAAATTACTTGACTATATTCTATACATATGATACCATACAAACATGGTATATTCATATGAACTAGAGCAACATTTAATAGCGGGACTAATTAAGTTTCCAGAAAGCTATCCTTTAATAGCATCTTTTATAGATGATAAGGATTTTTTTAATAAAAATACTATAGTAAATAAGACAATATTCTGTATCCTGAGGCAAAGCTTGGAGAAAGGAGAAGCCTTAGACGAAGTCATCTTAACGCAAAGAGTTAAATCGTTAAATATATCTTTCGAGGATAATATCAATATTTCGGATTACATAAAAGCATTATCTATGCGCCAAATATCGAAAGATGGGGTAATTAAAGCTGCTCAAGAATTAAAGAAAATTACAGTTAGGAGAGAAATACACGACTCTTCTTTAGAGGTGGCTAAAAATATGAAATCACTATCGAGCGGTGCATCATTTGACGATATAGTTAGTGAAGCTGATAAAATATATAATGATAAAGTTAACCTTTATGAAATCGGTTCAATTAAACCTGAGAATCTTTTTGAAGAAATGGAAAACTTTATTGAAGATAGGGGTAATAATCCTATTGATGAATTTGGGCTAATGGGGCCACATCAAAGAGTTAATGAATTATATGGCTCATTGCTCAGGCCAGGAAACATAACTGTTGTTGTCGCTAGGGCTGGAGTAGGTAAAACTCAATTCTGTATGGATTTCTGCACGAAGGTTTCGGCTATAAACAACAATACACCAGTTCTTCATTTCGATAATGGAGAAATGAGTAAGGAGGAATTAATCATTCGTCAATGCTCAGCAATTTCTGGAGTTCCAATGCATTTACTTGAGACAGGGAGATGGAGGCAGGCAGGAGAAGAGGTTGTCAATAAAGTCAGGCAAACTTGGAATAAGATAAAAAACTTAAAATTTTATTATTATAATGTCGCAGGTCATAGTATCGATAGTATGTTAAATATTATTCGCAGATTCTATTACTCAGAGATAGGTCGTGGAAATAAAATGATCTTCAGCTTTGATTATATTAAAACTACATACGAAAGACAAAATGGCGCAAGTTCATGGGAGACCGTTGGTAGAATGGTTGATAAGTTCAAACAGTTAATTCAAAAAGAATTATGCTTTAATGATGCCCCGACAGTTGCGATGTTAACGAGTGTTCAAAGCAACAGGCTTGGTATTACAAATAATCGCAGCGCCGAAAACGTGGTTGATGACGAAAGCATAGTTTCTTTATCGGACCAAATCACACAATTCTGTTCTCACCTGTTTCTATTAAGGCAAAAAACAATGGATGAAATTCAATCCGAACCCGAAGGTTTTGGTACTCATAAGTTAATTTGTTTGAAATACAGGTGGCTAGGTAAAGATGTGCATAGAGCATTGCAGCCCGTGGAAATGCCAGACGGAAGCAAAAGAAAAAACTACATCAACTTACATATGGAAAATTTTGCCCTAGAAGAACGGGGCGATCTACAAGACTTAGTCGACCATATGGATTCCGAAGGAGTTGAGGCGGTAGAAGGGTTCTTAGAGGAACTTCCAAACATCTAATGATATCTCAAGAAAAACTCAAGGAGTCTTTGCTAAGTTTAGGTTATAAACTTTCAGATAGAGGAGCTTATTGGCAAACCAATGCAGTCTTCAGGAATGGAGATAATAAAACTGCAATACAAATATACAAAAACACAGGAGTATGGAAAGACCACGTGCAAAACAGCGCCTTCTCTCCATTCAAACGTCTAGTCGAAATAACTTTAGGTACAAACGACCCAAAACAAATCAAACAATATGTTGATGAAGAAGATATTGGCGCAAACTATAATAGATTAACTTTTTCGGAGAAATTAGAAATGGAAGAAATATACCCAGAGGATTGTCTTAAAAAATTATTACCACATTATAAATTCTATAATGATAAAGGTATTTCTACAGAAGTATTAAAATCATTAAAAGGCGGATTCGCAACTAGCGGTAAATTAAATAAAAGATTTGTTTTCCCAATTTACAATGAGCATAATCAAATACATGGTTTCTCTGGCAGAGACATGTCTAACCTTGAAGGGCGCCCAAAATGGAAACATATAGGCAAAAAGAAAGGTTGGATATATCCATTATACGCAAGCGAAGAAGTTCGGCAAAGCATCAATGATTCTCAATCGGTAATTTTTGTGGAGAGTATTGGAGATATGCTTAATTTAAATGAAAATGGATATAAAAATGTTTTAGTCACTTTCGGACTAGATATATCTTCAAAACTCATATGCTCTACATTAGCTCTTAATGTTTCCAATATAATTATATCCTTAAACAACGATCAACATTCATCAGAGAATCGCGGATTAAATGCAAGTATTAAAAATTATTTAAAACTGCTTAATTATTATGACCCAAATCAAATTTCAATATGTCTACCAAATAAAAAAGACTTCGGAGAAATGTCTCAATCAGACTTTAAATTATGGAGCGAAAAGTTACAATCTACTAAACCAGAAAAACAAAGATCTTTCATTATAGAAAAGATAAATCAAATACATAAATCATTGCCTAAAACTTTATTAAAAAATAAAAAAATTATAACACAATGAACCTAGATACAATAATCATGTCTTGCGACAAATATAGTTTTCTATGGAAAAATTTTTCAAAAATGTTTAGTAGGCATTGTAAGTTAAATTGCAACACATTTTTAGTCTCAGAAAGTAAAACAGAAGAATTAAAAGGGCTTAATATTATTAATACAGGTCAATTAACTTGGACTGAAATGTTACGCTGCGCAATAGAAAAGTCTAAGAAAGACTATATCTTTTTATTACTCGACGACTATCTATTAATGGAGGACATTACAGATCAAGAAATCAACTTGCATTTAAATTTTTTAGTAGAACATGATGCAAATAAAATCATGATCGATAGACACTCAATTTTCTATAAATACGAATCCTTGATTCCTTATAACAATAGAACTTGTTTAAAATTTGACATAAATAGCAGATACTTGCTGTCTACTCAGCCATCAATATGGAAAAAATCATTTTTACAATCAGTACTAGATGAAAAGCTGGACCCGTGGCAATTTGAGACGCACAAAACAAAAACAATTCAAGGAAAAGACAATAAGCTATTCTTGATGCTAAGAGAGAAATCAATATATTTCAATGCCTTTAACAAAGGTAAACCCCATACTGACTACTTTGATTTTTGTCAGCAAAACGATTTAGAGCCCAGTTTACCGAATGAATGAGTTAACCAAATTATCAGCAAGTAGAATAAAAACCGCACAAACTTGCAGCTGGACCTACTGGTGCAATTATAAGCTTAAACTTCCAGACGCAGGAAACGACGGGTCTAGTAGGGGAACAATCTGCCATAATGTTTTTGAGTTACTTGGAACAAAACATAAAAGAGAATTTAATAAAATAGTAAAAGAAGGCACAATTTGGAATACAGAAGTTGTTGCTAAACAAGTTAAGAAAGAAGCTGAAGAACTTTCTGTAAATGACGCAGAAAATCTTGAATTGATAGACGAAATGATAGTCAATGGTTTGCGTTGTGATTTTTTCGGTGATAGCGAAGAAAAACCAGTAAAAGCTGAATCAGAACAATTTTTTGACCTAGAAATACATAAAGAAGAGCGGGGTATTAGATATGCAATCCGCGGCTACATAGACAAACTTTTTGTATACAAAGATAATTCTGTAATTATTCGAGACTTTAAGAGTAGTAAGTCAGTATTTAAGGGTAAAGAAATAACAGATAATTTACAGAACTTAATATATTGCTTAGCGGTAAAACACCTTATGCCAGAAACAGACCCTCAGAGCGAGTTTTTATTTTTGAGATTTGACCTAGATAAAGATCTTTTAGGTAATTATGGAAAAGGTTATTTACGCATGGACAAAATTACGCCCGAAGAACTCGAAGGTTTTGAGTATCAATTAACGCAATTTCAAGAATATTTAGATAATTTTGATGAGTCCGCTGCAATTAGCAACCTTGCAGCTAAGCAAGATTTTCCAAGAGATGGAACTTTTGGAGGGCCTTTAGCTTGCGGAAAAGATGGTTATAAAATGTCAAGAGGTCAACCCGTTTTGGATAAAAATGGAGAACCAATAAAAGCCTTTATTTGTCCATACCGCAAACCTATGGAATATTATGTATTAAAAGACTCCGAAGGTAAAATTAAGAAAAGTGCATTCATTGATTGCAAACACGAGCTTGAGCCGGAAGATGGAGATAAAATAGTAAAAATGAATTACGACGGATGTCCTCATTGGCAAAAAAAAGAAAAACTAGATGATTTCTTAGATGTATAAAGCGGCAGGAGTATTGTTAACTTTTAATAATTTAGTGCTTTTAGGTCGGCGCAGCCATATTTGCCATAACTTCGCAGAGCACTGGTCAATGCCTTGTGGAATGATAGAATCAAACGAAGACCCAAAACTAGCTGCAATTAGAGAAGTTTATGAAGAAACCCTTATTACCCTTGATAAAGAAAACACAAAGTTTTTATCATCTTATGATATGGGTGGAACGGATAAATTTGCAGTTTTTCATT